GCCTTCTTGCTTTTGGGTCTGACTGTTACTCTTCTCATTTTGAATCTCCAGTTTCAGTTTGCGAATACCAGTAATAAAGTAAGCATAATCACGGGACTCGGTGACGATTTTCTCTTCACCACAGACACCACACTTGCCTATCCAACTGGAAGAACAACCGACTGAATAGACACCATAAGTTCTTCCACAGTCCTTACAACTGGTGCCTGCTTGTTCAAGGCGTTTGAGGAGTGCCTTTTTCTCTTTGAGAGTCATAGGAGCGTTTCGTATAAGAGTATTATAAGGCATCAAGAGGCGTCTTCAACGTCCTCTGTGCCAGTTTCCAAAGTGTCCTCATCGCCAGTAAGGTCTTTAAGTCTATTCATAAAGTCTTCATCAAGTGGATAGACTTTTTCTTCACCACGATCAATTCTATCACACATTTCCATCAGGTATTCTAGAAACTCTTTGGGATATGTCTCATCAAGATTAATAGAAGTCCAGAACCACTGATAACATTCTTCATATGGGTCGTCGTCTTTCAGTAGGGCATAGTTCTCATAGTTTCCACTGATGAGATCTCTCCACATCTTAAAGTTATTCCAGATTTCTCTCCAACCAGTCTGAAAACAATGTCCAAAGTAATACTCAAACCAATTCAGTTTCGTCTTCATCCATCTTCTCCAAATGATTCCATCTCCAAGTGCGGGAAAGCAAATCAATATCAAACCCAAACTTATATGCCCAGAAGAGAATACTCAATAAACCATTACTTCCAGAACTAATTTGAATATAAGGCCAAGAAGCATAATCACACCAACTCACAGAGAATTGAAGAAGTGCCCAACGATCTGTGAAAAATAGTTGGATATACCATTCGTGTCCAAAGTCATAACGATGCTTAAGATTAAATAGGTTCATTGTTTTCCTCAAAGTCAAACCATTCATACAGAGAGTTCATCGCACCCTCAACCACACAATCAACCACAGCATCTTGGTGTGGATTCTCTACGTGTTTATGAGCACGATTGTATCCATAACGGACACCTTCTTCCAGCGCCATTTCCAATACCTTACGGAAGTTGGGTTTCATATCAGTAAGGAAGAGACTTCAGACCATCCAGAACTTCTTGAAAACGTTCGGCACGACTCTTATGGTGCTCTACATTCTCCTCAAGCACACTCACAATATCGTCCAGGACAACCTCCAGAGACGCATCAGTATCAAAGTATTGTTGGATTGCTTCGGCAAGATACCGCCGCCGACTCCATTCCATACTATAGGGTTTGTAGTCCATAATAATGGGTGTATATGGGTGTATTATAGGGTATTTGTCAAGTCTTGTCAAGCACTAAAAACCCCCTTGCGGGGGCATAAGGTTTACTTAATAGTTGGACAACATTGACCTACACAATCGCTTACAAGATTGGGTATTCTCATCACACTCCGTTAAACATTCGAAATAAGAATTCATCAATTCGTGCTCATCAATAAAATCATCTATCGTTCGTTCTAAATCATTCCACGCAGCCAGTTGATTGTAAGAAATTAAGTTGTGCATAATAACCTCCATGCACAAAGAACATCATAACAAGGGAGTTTTCGCTCATTTGTATCACCTCATACAGTATACTATTATCTATGTGTTTTGTCAGGATATCTTAACAATAATTTATGCCTACGAGTTTATACCTACTCTTCTTCAAGTTCTGCTAGGTAATCTGTCCACCATTGTGGATCTCTTTGGTACTTCCAGTTCGGAACTTCTTTACCGTGTTCAAAATACCATCTCCAGATTGCTTCATCTATTACTTCAGCAATCTCAATCCTCTTCATTCTCGTCATCAGTGTCTCCATATGGGTTTTCCACATAGGGTCCGTGCTCTCGTTTGGAATCTTCTCGGACATAATTGACTTCTGATACGCTAGAGGACAACCAGACGGATACTTTCATTATAAGATATATAACCGCCAGTGGAAGAAAACAAAGTGAAAGTATGACGGCGTGTTTCATTCCTGCTCCAGACACTTTTCAAACTTATCTCTCAACTCATTGAGTTTAATTTGATGTTGAAACTCCATAATATGATCTTTTATTTGCTTCTCCTCTTCAGTGAACTCCATACGATATTTGAATTTAATATCAACAAGACGCACCATTTCCATATAGAACTCGGTGCCTTTGTGAATAAATTCTTCGTAGGTCAATCCCGAGTCCTCCAATCGGTTTCGTCATCATCACGCTTAAACCAATCGTGTAGTTCATCAGGATTGTCAAATCCTCTTCTACCAAATCTTTCGTGCCCTGTTCCACCAATATCAAGTTGGTTGAGAAAGTCATCCATCGCATCCATATCAGGATTTTCTGCTCTTCTTCTTGCCTGACGAAGTATTGTAGCAGCAGAACGATTTGCTTTCGCAAGTTTCTCTGCCCAAATCATATCTTCCAAACTCACTTCTTCGTGAAGGACAATCTTCTCACAGATTGCTTCCAACCGAAGACGATATTGTGTAGACAACATATCTTTCTCCAGATATAGGGTTATTTATTTTTCATTTCGTCCATTAACTCTTTTGCGAGTTTCATAGAACGACGCCACATTAGATATTTTACCACAGGATTACGTGGATTGTTCAATAACCACCACTTTTGTTTCTCATAGTTAGACTTTGCTAACTTAAGCACATAATAAAAGGCAGCAGCGACACTATCATCTGTTACGATGAAGTATGATACTACTGCGAATACGATAAACCAAGCGTAATAAGTCATCGTCTGATAGTTTTTAGATAGTCTAACACGTGCTCACGCACTGCCATCAATTCGTGATAGCATTTCTGATTATGGGCACATTGACGAAGTTCGTGGTCTGGTTTATGAACACTCTCAATAAACAGATCAAGACCACGATTCCATTTGACTTCAGGAGTTTCTTCCATAATGTGTCTTGTAGTTACACTATTTAACCAAGAAATTGATCCAGACTGGAAACTGATGCGCCTTTTGCGGACTTTTGAATGTAGGTTTTTGCGGACTTGTAGTTGTTGGCGACGTGAACCTGTTGCCCATTGTGAATAATCATAAACTTTTTACCAAATGGAACTGCTGCCCATATACCATCCTTAGTAACATAACCTTGTGGATCTGCTGGTTTTGGATTTAAGATTCCTGGGCGATCCACAAAAGGTTTTTGAAAGTTTTCGCTCATCCGAATACAGCAGTCACACCAACAACTTTAGCACTTGGGTTACGTGCCAGAGCAGTCCGCTTGGCATCATCATAATCACGTGCCTCAACGATCTCATCAAAAACTTTGCCAGCGACATAGAGTTGGACTTTGCAGCGCATTGGGGATTCCTCCTTGTGTGTAGGTAGTTTAGCAGAAAACTCAGCGTTTGACAACGCTGATGGCAGGCAGACCCTGCTGGAACACGGTGTCCACCACCGCTTGGACCTTCCTAGCGGTGCTGATGCCCACAGAAGAGTAGACAGGGATACAGACCAGTCCAAACGACTTGGTGTAGTCTACAAGGGCACCAGGGGCGATCCTGCCGCTCCTGAGACCCTCTGCGTCGTCCTTGTGAAGGCGGATCACCCGCCCGATGGTCTGGGAAATGCCGATGTAGTCCATAGAGCGCATAAACAGCACTGCCTCCAGACCAGAAACGTTGATGCCCTCGCTCAGAATGCTGTGATGAAGAACCACAAACTTCTTAGAGTCATCCTTACCCCAGGCACTCAGAGTGTCAAAAAACACCTCACGATTGACTTTCTGACCATCAATCACGGCACCAGTCTTGGACGTGATATACATCCAAGAGAAACCACGATCCTCCAGTTGCTGACAGAAATCAGTCTCAGAAACCAGAGAAACAATCTGCTTGGTTGCCTTAGAGCAAATCAGAACCTTGCCCACTTCCTGAGCATCAATAGTCTGAATCAGATTCTCACAGTCAACGTCAGCAACGATCTGACCTTTGCCGAGCATCTCAAACTGTTGAACCACAACCTTAGGGGGAACAATAAAACCACCCTCAACCAATTCAGGAGCAGGAACATTACAAATCACCTGCCCATAAACTCGGGAATCATTCATCCCAGGTTTGGAAATAGTAGCAGAATGCTTAGGAGTAGCAGTGAAGAAATAGCAGCGGTCAGCAGCAGAAGCGAAATGCTCGGTGGCAGGGAAGAAATGACGCTGAACAGAGTTGTGTGCCTCATCAAAGTAAATGGTATCAACCTTAAGGTCTGCTTGCTGAAGACGCTGAAGAGAATTATAGGTGGTGAAAATCAGCTGATGCTTATAAGCACGACGGGACCAATTGTAGATCTCAGAAGGTTTGGTCGTGCTCTGGTGATGAGTCTCACCGCTGTGGACGTGAAGAACAGCAGCAGTGGTGATAAACTCCAGAAACTCAGAAGACAACTGCTCTGCCAGGAGGATGCGCGGAGCACAGACTACGATGGTTTTAGGAGCATCAGACTGAAACTCACGCAGAGCATCAAAGATGGCAATATTGGTCTTACCACCGCCAGTCGGGATGATCACCTGACCTTTGCGGTGCTGCAGCAGGGCATCCAGAGCACGT